TTGAATACATTGCTTGATACAGTTATTGATTCGCTAAGCCCGCTGCATCTAACTCCAAATTCAAAACCTTCAAAATAATTATTAACACACTGTTCGTGCTCATCTGCAGTATTGAATAATAATCCAGTACCGGCATAGTAGCCCGCGTCATTCGGGCCTCTGCCTGGGTTATTACTGTCGTAATGTAGTGCGATATTACCGCTAAAGACAGAGCTTGGGGACTTAGACCTGTATGCTGCTATGTGGCCGTCACGCGGCGTGTGCGCGTCATCAAATAGCGTCACATTTCCCGTAGCTACAAACGACCGCTCCTGACCAGAAGATGTAAGCGTTATCCCGTAAGAACATCCGAGAAATACATTTCCAACCACGCTCTGAAATCCTATACCGGTGTTACCGATTTCTAAACCGGCCCCGAAACCGTAAACATAATTTTCATTGACTCTAGATAGATCGCCACGACCAGCAACAATTCCTGAATATCCGCCATTTCGCTGGGGGGCTATTACGAAATTGTTTGATATGTCACAATTGGCAACCCAGACTTCCAGTCCAATATCTGATCTATAATCATCATCAATAATCACCCGATTACCTTTTATCTTATGCTGATGATCGGTAGTGCCATCATATGCCCGCTGAAACCGAAACCCTCCGCATGTCTGCGCTGTAGGATTATCTCCTCGAGCGTAGAGTGTATTGTCTGATATGTCACATTTAGTAATAGGGACTGCAATTGACGGTGTGTTCTCCTTATTTATTGCGCCAATTCGGTACTTATAAACAGAGATTTCTCCATTTGTAAACCTGATACCAGGGGATGTACCTTGATTTGGATTACCCAGCAAGCAGGATAAGAAATTATTCGAAGTGCTTCTGTCCGGCAATCCAGAGCCAGCGCGAGCAATAGACGAACCAAAAAATCTAACGCCGATAAATTCAAGATTTATTGGTCGTGCTATATTTATCTCTCCAGCATATACGCTTATTTTAGCCCCTGGACATCCTGTAAATAACATATCCGTTTTGTCGTTTATCTCAAGATATCCATCGCATGAGTATTCGGCATCAATGACTTTCGATGGGTGATCAGAGTCTATGAATCGCTGAATAGCATCTCGACTATTAGATAATCCAGGAATACCTCCAAACATGGATACCGTAATCAATTCGCCGGAATCTGCTATCCATCGTTTCCCGCCTTCGGTAACGATGACATTACCACCATTGTCCACGCTGGTCGTATCCGAGGCGTCGTGATAAAAATTGACAGAGCCAATGCCAGGCAGCGTGTGGCCAAGGGTTCGTACCTGTTGTCCGTCGTAAAGGGGTTCATATGCGCGCAGTGAGGCAGCAGAGTTAACAGGCTCAATCTTGTCGGCATCTTGATACACATACGCGTTACCAGCAGTAATGTCCGCCGCTGCAGAGGCTCCAGATGTGTAGCTGCTCGGCACAATATAGAGGGTGCCGCCATCGCTCCAGACGTCGTTTGTCTCGTACTGAGTTGCCATTACCCAGTCGCCAGTAAAATTGATAGCCGAATATCGAATTATTGCCGTTTCTACGCGGCCCGGTATTGCGTCAATTTGACTCTGGATGTCGCCCTCATAGCTGGAAAGGGTTCTCCGGTTTCGCCCCAGTCTGTCTGTTTTTGTGTTGTTGCTGGAGTTTAAAAACCCGTCAAAAACATTGGCGTTGTCGCTCGCGTCACGCGGGTCGCTGGACGGCACCGGGTTGCCGGTGTTGTATGTGGTCATAGTGATTTACTCCGGCGAATTGTCGTCGTCTTGATAGAAATCATCGCTGTATTCTACGGCTTTGATAGTGGTTTTTAATCGGTCGTCAGGATTTATCTGGATTATCGACATGTCGTAACCGGTGCGCGTGCTCTCGCACAGTGTCAGGCGGCACGGCTCTATGCTCCAGTCTGTCACCGGGGTAAAGCCAAGTGATGCTTGAGGCACGGTCAGAGACCTATCTGTTATTCGGGCTGGCGTCAGAACGCCAGTAGACTGGCCCTCATGGTCTCGCACAAGCACACGAGGCGATGACAATCCAGACCAGTCAAACGCACGGTCAAACTCAAGCGTCGCCATTCCACCAGCCTGAGAATACCCAGTCACAAGCGCTGTCTGGCCATTGCCGGGGATGTCGTCCATGAAGAAGGCTCGCTGCATGTATCGATAATTGCGGGCATCAAGCTCTGTTTCACAATCCAGCGTTAGACGCTGGTACAGGTTTTTCCTGAGCTGACGCATACCGATACGCCAAGCTCTGACTCTACTACGCACGCCTCTTGCTTCTATTTTTTCAACTCTAGTGGCGGCGACTCCGGGCAATCTGCATTCCACGGTCTCGGTTTTATTAGAGCCTGGGTCGGTGTATTTGACATCCACCCCGTTAAAAACATCCCCTTGAGAGAGTGTTACTGATACCTGTAGTTGTGCAGTCATGTCCTCGGGTGTTATCTGGGCTGCGCTGTCATCGGTGCGCACGCCCTCACGGTCAAAGCTTATTTTTGCACCGTCTGGAATGACCGACGACATCACTGCTGACATGATAGTTTGCATCGTGTCGGAGACTGTCCCATCCTCCGAAAATACAAAATCAAATCCGTCACCGCGAGGGGTGTAATAATCGTTCTGCAGGGCCTGGAGCGTCGTGTAGTCGACCTGACTGGCGGGCATCTCTGATGATTCCTGAACCCTCCTGATAGTCTCAATTACCGAGCTGGTGGGTGAGCCTCCAAGTATCCGGGTTGCAATGATGTTGATTTGATTGCTTGCGGCTTGAGCCAGCTTATCACCTGACGGAAGCGTGACTGCCATTGTTGTCATGCCTGCATACGATGCGGGCCGGTACGGAAACTTTGCCTTCAATCGAAGCCATTGCATTTTCCCAATCTTGGTCTTGTATGACGTGTCGCCCGGCGCTTCAAGTTGCCGAACCCTGACCTGTGGCCGTAGCTGGGAACCCAGATTAATGGAGCGGGTAAATCCGATTGTATCCGGGGTTTTTTCGGTAAATGGATACTGCACTTCCGTCCAGTTTCCGCCAGATATGCGCCACTGAACCACAGCCGTTCGGGTCAGTGAGTGCTTGTCGCCGTCGTCTTTGTCGTACTGAATCAGGCCATTGAAAAGAAAATCTAGCTCGATGGTGTTGGTTGTTTCGTCTTCTGGTACTGCGTAAAAAGGCCCAAACCACCCTTCTGATGGTGCCGAGTCGCTCGAAACCTCGTAATCTGACGCCGTGCGGCTGGTAAATCCAATCCAGCCAGAATCCACAGCGCCGGTATCGGTCAGGCGGTTAAATGTGACAGTACTGGCCGTAACTCCGGTGATGGCATACTGATAGCCGCGATACGCGATTGACACCCGGTAACTGCCAGCAGGCAGACCGGCAAACGGATTTCCTGAATCATCGTCGAATTCCAGAAGGTCGCCAGTGCCTGAGTTGTCAGCCCACGAACTGACGACCAAAGAAAAATCCTGATCCGGTGTTGAAACAGTCACTTTCATCCCGACGAACGGCTCTACATCCTGCCAATCCCCTGAAAACACACTCCGGGTCGCCACGGTAAGAGTTGCGTCAATCGGTGCTCTGATGTTGATGATTGTTCCAGCCTGCCAGCTCACTGGTATCTCTGCTATGTCGCCATTGACCGTGGCGGTATTGTTGAAAAACGAGACTGTTTCAGCAATGACTGAAGAGCCAGAGGGTTTTGTGTTGCCGAGATTGAGGCCAGCGCTTCCTTGGCTGCCACCCACCTCGGGGGCTTGATACCAGCATTCAGAACGACTATCGCCAGACACATCAGCACCGGGTGCGTATGTTGTGGATGATGCCCCGTACACTGCAAACGGGGTTTGACCGATTCGGCGGGTTGCTATGTCGTATTCGCCCATTCCGACACACAGAAAATAGCTAGTCTCCTCTTCCCGCTTATCGACAAACCGGGCGCGCGGCTGGTTTAACAGGTCGGGGTAAATTTCATTCGTCCCGAACGCCTCCCGCACCGGCTGACCTAACTTGGCCGTGTTTGCTGACGCCTCTGCGCGCGACAGGGACTTACCAGCTTCCTGCCCTGATGGTATGCCTGGCGTCAAAAACCGTCCGATAGCGTCCAAGGCTTGAGGTATGAGGGTTAGTCCGAACGCAGCTTGTAAGATGTTGGCCATTACAGATACCTGATGCCGGGATGATCATTTAAATTAAACTGGTAGCGAGGCCATGCCGTCCCGAGCACATCAAAATAACTGGCCGTTATGACTGCCTCCACGGCGTCAAAGTCGGTTTTTTTGACATCAAAAACAAACGGGCCTTCAGCTTCGGTCGTTAAATCAGTGCTCAGGTATTGTCGGTATGTCATCGTTACCGAGCGATTGTTTCGAGCGGCATCAATAAAAAACCGACTGACTTCCCCGGTTGTGTTGTCGATGCTCACGGATATTGACTGCGCGCCCTGAGGGTTGCGCGATGGCTCCACCACCTCCATGGCGATGCCATAGAGCTGCCCGGCCTGAGGTGTCGAAAAGTCTTCAAACTGAGGGCAGTAACCCAGTGTCGTTACGCCATCGGACAACGTGACAGCATCAAGTACAAACTCCCCGCCGCCTGATGCCCTGCATCTCTCGATTGTCATTCTTCGGGCCACTCCAAATTAACAGCCTGATCAAATATCGCGGCATAGCGCACGCCCTCAGGCCAGTGCTCGAACCAATCGCCAGTGAATGACGGCCTGTCAATCAGCTCGATTGAAAAACGGTATGTCCAGCTCTGACCTCCACCCAGTGTATCGGGGCCGGTGAATCCGCCGCGAATAAACCCTTCACGGGTGCTTTGCCCAGTCGGCAGCCGGGACGGAAATTCAACCGGCGCACTACCATTGTCCGCGCCTGAGGCTGAGTAATACCAGTTCTCAAAAGCCACCGCCTGCGCTGGCGTGCACACTACTTGAGCATCAATGACAGCGGGTGACTCGGGGTATGCCGCTCGATTCCTCGCGCGGCCATTGTCGCTTTGCGAGCGGATTAGCACATCCCTGATGCCGCTGGAGTAGTCGGTGGTGACGCCGACGGAATTATCAAACCACGGGTTAGGCATTACGGGGCATTCCTCAACTCAAGCGGCAACCGAAACGCCCACCGGCCATTTGAACCAGACACGGGAACAGGGCCAGTGTACGTGCCGGTAAAGCGAGCGCTGCGCTTGTCCTGTCCTTGCGGCAACCGCGACGGAAAAGAAAACCAGGCATCGCCGTTATCCGCTCCGACCATAGACCGGAACCATGATTCAAACAGCGCGGCTTGGCCATCATCGCAAACAATCTGGGCGGTGATAAAAACAGGGGTCGTCTGGTACAGCCGCCGCGTCCGGTTGCGCCCTGTTATTTTTGGCACTACGACAGAGCGCGGCATGTGCTCTGCGCTGTAGTCGATAGTCGGGGTTACCGTGTCATCAAACCAAGCGTGCGTCATCGCCCGCGCCTCCGTAGTCCGCCAGCA